ATCATATTCCTCGAACCATGCACAGCAGAGATGCTTGTAATGGCCAAACTCAAGACCTGTAACAACGGCAAGTCCGGCGGAGACATTATCATCACCATCAAAAATTGTACACTCTGAAGTCAGTATTTCTTCTTTCCCACGCCATATTCTGCCAATCGTAGCGGGACCTTCACAAATTCCTATTAGGAAACTTCTGCGATAACGTGTCTCGGTGGTTGTGACACTGCTGCCGCCGCCGCCGCCGAATATGCCTTTGCCGCCACCGCCTCCCGATTTGTGGACTATTGTGTAAGAATGTGAATCCCCAAGATATATGATATTGCCGGCCACTCGGCAGGTACCTTTCACTATCGGTATTGCGGAGCCTGACAACGTCGTTTGCGTTTGATAGCTTCCGACTTTTGGCAGTGACTCACTTGGTGACTCCTGCGGAAACAGCAGGCTACCGAGCATCATGCCACCAATACCACCGACCAGTGTACCACCGGCAGTACCAAGTACATGACCACCTATGCCAACTCCCGCAAGAAATTTGCCACCGAGGAATTGACCACCTATGCCAAACACTAATGGAATCGCAGTCGCCATTACTTAAATTTCTCCACGTCTATTCTCCAGACCTCTTCAAGTCGTTCCGTGTACGGTGAATTTATGAGCGTCGCATAGCAAACCGGTCGCAGTATGTAGCTGTGCACGAACAGACCCTTGCCAATATATATGCCGGTGTGGCAAATCACTTTCGCGTACTTGAAAAGAATCACGTCACCGGGCTGTATATCTTTATTTTCAATTTTATGTGCATATTTCGATATGTAATCAACAATGTAATTATGCTTGTATCTAAAGCCGTGCAAATTCCAGTCCATCGGATAGTTTGGCATCACGAAATCCTTCAGATAGCCAAGCTCCTGCATTATTCCCACGAGAAGGCCTGAGCAGTCGCAGCCTTTGCGGGTATGCCCCCTGTGCCGGTAGGGGACTTTCGCGTTCGCCCATTCTTTTGCAAGCTTGACTATTTGTTCTCTTAGATTATCCATTTTACATTGCCTCCTCGGGAGCTGGCAAATATATAAATCCGTAGAAATTTTCTTCATTGCTGAATCTGCCCTGACAAGTCTCAGGAGTATAATCGCAACCAGGCCAATAGTCAAAAGTCGTTCCCGATTCGATTATGCCCGGAAAAGGAACTGAAACTACGAACAGGCCGGACTCTGACATCAAAATGGAACGCCTCTCACCAATGTAATCACCCGAAGTTATTACGATCTCCCCGTTATTGTATTTTGCTGTGTCACCCTCAGGTGGTACGAATGTAGCATCTACTATGCTATAGTCGTTATTCGCATCTGAAGTCGCCGAACTCGATTCCTTGTAAGTGTTTCTATCAAGAGTACATCCTTCATCAAACAACGTGTAGTTGCAAGGCTGCTGAAAACAGTTCTTGGGCACTTTAACGTTGAGCGAATTAAGTATCGAAGAAAAAGAAATTATCAGTTCGTTTCGATTGAATTTTGCCGCTCCAGTTCCGACGAATATCGTGAACTCCATCCCAGACGCCGAATTCTGGTCATACAGTGCCCTCTTTATCACCACCGTTATGCCCTCAAGTTGATTGCTCTTGACGGCATCATACAGTTCAGACGTAATGTCCGACAGCCTCAATTCTACAGTGTCTACCTCCAAGTTCATCGAAGAATTTATTGCACTCCTCTGGATGGGTGCGAAATAATACCTTTTAGACGGATTGCCCCAGTCCAAATCGTCTCCGTGATTGGTGTAATAGTAAGATTTGCCGTTCCTAAGGGTAAACTCATATAGTTCGCAGACGCCGACTCTGTTCTCCTTTATCGCAGCAACAAAACCATCTGGCACTTCTCTCATATTACAACACCGTAGTTCTTCTTTTAATTTCTTTCACCCACACAACGTCTGGATCGTAACGATCTAAGAAAAAATTACTGTCCTCAAAAGTGTCTGACATGAACCTCACTCTATAGTAGAAATCGAATGATGCTTCGATTACTTGCCCTGCTGTGGGGGTTGAGCCGGTGACGAATTTTATAACACCATTGGTGTCTGTCAATGTATAGTCAACATTTTCGGATTGTTCAGCACTGTCAACTTCAACTACGCAAACGTCGGGCTTTATGTCTTGCTTTGGTTCGTCGAAAGAATAATCCTCTCCATCGTAGTAAGTTTTGTATAACTGAAAATACATCCTGAGTATCGTACCATCGGCAACAGCACTCGCAATCTCTTCCTCGACATACAGATAAGTATATGAATCATCTTGTGAAATGTCACTTACTGTATAGACCCCATCGTTGCCTGTAGAACCCGTGACTTTGAATTCCCAGCCAACCAAGAAATCGGAAGCGTGCTGACCTGAAAACCTAAAATAGTCTTCTGTCTGATCGACGGCATTTATTATATAAGTTGGTTGGGTCCAACTACACTCGGATTGGTAGTCCAAATTGTCCTCAAAATATATTTGGCGAGCTTGGCCTCGACAGGCATCAAATAGTTCAAGCACTTTGTTACGATACTCAGTTTTAAGTAACTTATATTGGATGCCCCAATAACGGACTGGAAAGTTCCAGAGTTCGTTAGTCTGCTCTAAAGAAGAGTCGTATGACACTACATCTGTATTCCAACTCTTTCTTCTTATAAGAGGATATGAAAACTTTTTACCTACGAAGTCAAAATTGATTATCGGATATTCAGCCACAATATTTTAACCTCTTCTGCCTACATTCTCCTTTGTAACGCTTCGCATCAAATTAGCCAAAAATCTCTTGTGTCCTGCAAGAAACTGCATGCCGGACTGAGTATCTATTGCATTTATAGTGAGTGAAACATTAACACTCCGTTCTTGACCGTTTTCATTGTTTACGCCTGAAAATGTTTCGCCTTTGTGCACGACAGCAAGACCAGTCTTTGCGACTTCTCCACCATGCTGCAAACCGGGTGCAGTAGTCACTACCATTGGATTCGCGGCAGTTCCCGGCTGTGCAAGATTAAACAGGCCACCAACACCAAACCAAGAAGGCATCAGAAGTCCGAGCATTTGTGCCATCTGTGCCTTTATAATCATGCGTGTCAAATCCATTATAATAGATTCCGCAAGAGATTTGAAATCGGCTTGGCCCTTCACGACGAAATCCGTAAGGGCGTCCGAAGTACTGTCGAGGGCATGAATCGCAACATTTGAAAATTCTCTCCATTTATCCTGTGCTTCTTCTGACCATCTTCTTAGACTTTCCATCGCACCGGCTTCTGTCATTTTTTTGTAAAGCTCTCCGACTTTATCACCAGCATCATCTGCGGCATCGCCAACAGAATTCATAGCATCAACTACTTCAGTTGTTTTCTGTGGGATGAATCCAAGAGATTCTGCAAATTGTGTAACTCCGCTTTTTGCTTTCTTCCAAATACTAACAAGATATTTTTCGGTACGCTCACCCTCACTAATAGTTTTATAAGCCTCAAGATTTTTTTTCAGCTTTTCAGCAGCTTCGTCAAATGCCTTTCCCATTTCCGGTAGAATAACATTCTTAATTGATTCTTCAGTATCTTTTGCCCATTTTTCTAAAGATGGTCCAAGCTCTGGCACAGGTACTTCACCTGGTTGCCATGCTTTAATGTTTTCTTGAAGGCCTTTAGTAGGCTCCCAAATTGTTTTTTCACCTATCTTGATTCTGAAAGTAGTCAAATCTAATAAAGCATCTTTAATTGGAGCAAAGAGATTCTTAACAAACGCATTATATGCCCTTGTCGCTGCATTAGATATTAACAAAGCTAATAAATCACCAAAACTTTTGAAAAGCTCGATTAGAACATCAAGACTTTTTTTAGTCCCAGTTTTCCAATCAGATGCCAAAAACTTTACAAAAGCTACCGCAATGTTTTTCGCGTAAAGGACATACTCTACGAAAGTAACTGCCCATCTTTCGATAGTATCTCGATTCTCTTTGAAAATATCGCCAAGTGCCTTAATGTCAGGAGCAAGATGCTCTCC